TCTGAGATACTGTTAATTTCCCCAATAGCTTTCTCTTTGATACCATTGTAAGTTGGCTTTGTACCTACTGGTGTAGCAGATGTTATCAAACCTCTTTTGTTAACTAAGCTATCGTTAATGGTATAAGTCGTGCGTTTTCGAACACTATCATCTAACTCAATGGTAATGTCCCCATAACCTAAAACTGAATGACTTGCTTTCTTTTCAAATAAATCATCAGAATCTGAAAGATAGCCATATTTGGGCATTTCGCTTCTCTTAATATTTTCTGGCAAATTAAATAAAGTTTTTTCAATCCTTATTCGCCCTTTAGCGAAGTCGTCCCCAAATTCATGACAACTTTTAAGATTTCCGCTTTCTACTGCTCTTCTAAATCCAATATCTGAAATTCTTATTCTCATAGAAGCTTCATTGGTCAGCTTCGCAAAGGAATCACTTTGAGCATCATATTTTTTAGCATTAACTCGCCCAGCTTTTAACCTTGATTCTTCACGTTTTTCATTTAGGAATTCATCAGTCAAACCTTTCAAAGAAGCTGGTTTAACTTTGTCTACCTTTTCAGATTTTAATGAATCAGTAATTACACTATCTTTTGTCTTATCATCTTTGCCAAATACATCTTCCTTCCACTTACTGTAGGACATATCATCAATAGATTTGCCTTTCCCAGTTTCTTCATTTCTGGACCATCTCTTGATGTCATTTTCTTCAAACCATTTATCCCAAGGAACAGTAGTACAACGACAATAGGGGTGGATAGGTGGGTAATTTGTCCCGGTTTCTTGTTTAGAAACTTCCATCACTTGCCCATCCAGCTTACCGCATACTTCGCAAGTGTGTGATTCAAGAGTTGCTAAATATTCATACTTTTCAAGCCCCGTTTCTTTGTAAGAATCCAGTGTTGCTTGTTCTACAATGTGTGCTGCTTCAGTTGTTACGAGTCTATGTATCTGATTTTCTGAAAAATCTTTTAATTTCACACGGGCCATTTGAGTGAGCCTATCCGGACCATAGCCTAAAGCTATTCCTCTGAAGAGTGTTTCAGATAAAGTCTTTGGTAAGGTATGTGTTGCATTCCCCCAAAGCCTAGTACTGAAATTTGAACCTTTCCACCCAGAATGAATGACTGCACTTAACTTCTTATCATCTACATGGGCAAAGTTAGAACTGAACTTACCTTTTACAGCTTGAGAATTATATATATTACGATAATAGGTATCATTATATGAGCCTTTGAGGAGCCCTTCTAGGCTCTTTACATCCCCAGCAGTCTGTTTACCCATTAAACCAGTTACTTGCAACTGTAGGGCTTGCAGTCTGCTCACACGGCTTCTATAATACTCAAGGTCCATCTCATGATTAAAACCACCTTGTTTGGCCATCCGCTCCCATTCAGCTAAAGAATATTTAAAATCCTTTAATTCCGAACCTTTGAGAAGTTTTTTCGCATCGATTGGATCAATTGTTCCATCTTTTTTTGCGTATTTCTTACACCATGAATCAATTTCCTGCTCAATAAGCTTCTGGGTCTCTTTCAGTCTTTTAGCATATTCTTTTTCATAAGCTTCAGCCTTACTCAGTTGGAGTTGTTTCGTCTTCATACCTTTTTTGCCAATAAGTCAGCTTTTTCTTCATACGGATCTTGCTCCTCTTGTAGCTCCAACTCTTCTTTCCAATCTTCAACAAGCGGATTGTTTTTAGCGATATTCTGCTTACTTGTCACATCACCAAGCTTCGCTACCATATCAGCTTTTTCTTGCTCATTCTGAATGCTTGAGCGCTCCCATGTTTGAATGATTTCCAAGTCATCCTGGTCTTTGCCTTTGGATTGTAAAATAAAGTGAATCAGGCGATTAAAGCCAACCCTATACTCCGACTCTAAAGCACTTGCTTTTAATTCAAGTAATCCATAAAGCATTTTAAGAGCAACACCACTATTATTTCCAAGTTTTTCAAGTTTAGTAGGGTTAACTCCTTGCCCTTGAACAAAGATTGAATCAAGTGTCTTATCCAATAAAATATTTCGTGCTTCAACTGGAATATCAATTGTCAGTGTATCAACACCAGATTTATCACCATCACCATAACTGTCCCGTTTAATTGCCTTGTATTTATTCAATTCTTCCATGAACTGATTGAGGTCTGCACCGCCATAGTTAGTAAGCACAAGGATTACTTCTTGCACATCCTCAACATCATTTACAAATCCGTTATAAACTTTATCGTAAACATCAATAAGACCCTTATACTTATCAAGATCGCTAGTGTGAAGTTGATTATTAGGGAATCGAATGAAGGGAATACCATCAAAACCATGCTTTAAAACATTAACATTCTCACCATCAATTAATGCCGTTTTATCAAATGTCCTAATGCAATTATTCACTATCATTTCGTCATAAGTTGATTTGAATTTGAAGAAAGATGCTTCTTCTTTTGTCCAAAATTCAACGAATGTATAAGGTTCTCCAGATTCTTCATCAATTTGTGAGTACTCTCTACGAACTGCAATAATCTTTTTCTCAATGTCATTATTGTAGATAGGAGTAAGTTCATCTGGAGCTACAATAGCATACTTGAATTTGTTTCCTTCTTCCTCATCATTCCAGACATGAAGCCAAGCATCACCCGCATTAGAGGAATCAATTATTAAACGATGCACTGTACGTGGAAATTTATCTCCTAGCTCAGTATTAATAATTTTATTCAGGTCCTCATTTTTTACATCAAATACAGGAACTGTGGCACCAACATAGCTTGCTTTTTGATCAACCAAAAGTTGATGATAGTTGTTACTTACACGACTATCTGATTTACGTAAAAGTTGCTCACGCTCATCTTTCTTACCGTCTGCTTTGCTCTCGCCCCCATTGGGCTTAGTAATATCATTTTCATTCAGATAATACTTCAAAGCTTTTCTGTATTTCTTGTGCGATTCTCTGACTTTTACATCAAAGTCTGCACGTTTATACAGATATATTGCTTTTTGTACGTCCATTCTTTACTCCTTAAATACTGACATTCCACCAGGTTTGCTCAATTGCTCTAAAGCATAACGAGTGGCATCTATACTGTGGTTATCTTTATCTGGATAGCTTCCTTTAAGGTTGCCCCATTTATCTTCTTCAAGCTCATACCCTGAGAATTCTCTCAACACATTCGGTGTGCGCTTTGGATCAATAACTATTTCTGATAAGTCTTGCAGCCACTTGATCCCATGTTCAATAGATCCCCGTCCTTTACGTGCTGGACGGATATTCAATCCCATATTTTTAAACTCACCAATCGTGCGTGGCTCTGCGCTATCTGCAAAGACAGGCTCATTCAATGGATTAAGGTTCTTGATTTTCCGAACTGCTTCATCATTACCAAGTCTAGTCTGATAAATTTCATCCAAGAAAAAAAGCCTCTTTCTAGGCTTGTCATAATAAGTTGCAACATAAGCAAGTGGATCCGCAGCAAAACCAAAGTCCAAGCCTCGATGTATCTTATCAAAGCTATCATACTCTTCTTTAGTAATTGTGCGTGCCTTGACATTCGGAAATACTTCAGCACCAGTACCGGTAACAATACCTAGATACTCATGCTCATATACCTTTTGATTTACTTCCTTCAAGTACTCCGCTTCTTCAATGAAAGTATCTCCTAGCCATTCGGGTGGCACATCAAGATAAGTTGAAGAATGAATAAGCGTATTCTTTCGGCCAACTTGTGTTTGTACATGGCCATTAACCCAGTTTGTAATAGATTTAGGTGGATTGTATGTATAGAAGAACATTTGATTTGCACCACCACGTGCCAAGGACTGGTTGACATTCCGGATCTCTGCCATGCTTCGCAATTCGTCCACCTCTTCAAAGTGAATATACTTAGCATAACCATGACGAAACTTAGTAGACTTTAATTTTCTAGGTTTATCTAATCCCTTGAATACGATTGAATTCCCCAAAGGTAAATAAGTAAGCTTATAAGGGCTTTTAGTTTCTTTCCATAAATGACCAACTCCCAGTGCATCAATCGCCCACAAGTACTGAGCAAATACTGTATCACCTATCCCATTCTCTGTCTTACGGATAACTACAGCATTATAATCTCTGTTGTCCATCATCCCACTTACAACTTCAAGTGAAACAAAAGAAGACTTTGTTGAACCACGTCCACCATTCAGCCAGTAATGTTTATGGCCATCTGCCAAGATATCTTGACTGATAGGACGAAAAGGAGGAGCTATCAGATCGTTGTAATTAACTTCAACCTCATTGCTCATATTTTTTCGGTTCTCCTTTAACAATAGTTACTGGCTTCATAACACTTACATCTGTCTTATCTGTGAAGAGGGCATGACGTTTACCTAAAAGCTCTGCAGCTTTTAGGCGTTCTTTTTCATCTGGCGGCTTTTCTATAAGTTTAGTTTCACTTATTCCATCACCAACAAACTCAGTCTGAACTACCGTTGAAATTGACTCTCCACGCATTACTGAAGCCAAATACTCTAAAACTTCCTGTGCATCAGCAGTTCTAGCATTGTGCATTTTTTCAAGCTGTTCATCTATATAGGCTTTAACCTTAACATTTCTTAACATTCTTGCAGCAGCCGCAGCCGCAACTGAATCTTTTTTAACGTTAGGATACGCGACTTTATAGGCTCTGGTGCCATTCAAATCTTTCAAATATTCATCAGCAAATATCTGTTGCTTATCTGTCATGTGGTCCCCTCCTCCCTATAAGTATTAAAAAAGCCGTCATTTCTGACAGCTTCAACAGGATAGTGTTTATAAGTATTTTCTAGAGTCAAGCACTTCCTGTAAGTACCTGCTATAACCGTCAGTGAGATTCGAACTCACGCCTCTACAAGTGTAGTGTCTTACCATCTAGACTATGTCGGTTACTTACGAACAATCTTGCACTTTTTGATTCATCGAGACTAACCATGATAGCGTTCTGCTTAATTGTTCATAATACAAGTATAGCACCGAAAATAGAGGTTGAAGTTCCTTTTTTTACCAATTTCGAGTCTTTTTTTGTCAATTTTGTCCCCTCAAATCAAGTGAATAACAAAGGGATGAATATCATTTCTAAATTTATAGTAAGCACCTTTTGCTTTTTTCTGTGCTATATCAAACCCTCTGTCATCTAATTCTTGCATCACTTGATACCAGTATCGACCATTGTAACCTTCACATTTTAATTTGATTACTTCCTTCTCTACCTCAATTAATGGTAGATACCAGATGTTTATTTGCCTTATCAGCTCTTTTAATCTGATTAACTCTTCATCATTTTCCAATGCTTCTTTATTTAAGACATTACTTAAAGGCTCAGAACCGCCAGAATAAGCTGTGCGTATTCCTAAATTATCTACTTTTTGTCGGTAAAGATACCTACTCTCAATAGATTTTAACTTAGCATCTAGTCGGCCA